TGGCTGGACTCTCTTAAAGTACCAATTGGCCTCTAGAGCTGTTGAATTTTTCAAGACTTAAATCTGCGTATCAAGACTTAAATCTTTATAAAGATAGTGAAAATAAAAAGTCCAGAGTACCAATTCCTCTCCGGACTGTGATATAAAATCTAATTGTAAACCTTATTACATTAATATTATATATAAAAAAATAAAAACTGTTTACCACAATTTTTCATTTATATAAATCTTCATCAACCCATTGTCCATTCCTTTTAACCTTTATAGGCTTCCTACTTGATTTAGATTTTGGTTCAGGAGGTGGTTCTTTATATTCCCATTCATCTGAAAACATTGCATAGAACATTAAATATGACATAACTCCTATAATAAACATTTTCATTAGTAATCACTTGTCCTTTCATACCTACTCTCTGTGCCTAATTCCTTCATTCTCTTTTTACGATTCTCATTAAACTGCAAACCAAATTCTTCCTCTATTTGTAATTCGTATGATGATAAACAATAATCAAATATACAGGACGCAACCTTGGCAACAGAAGTCTTATACATAACAGCAAAATATGCAAGTTTTTGCCATGGGTTATTGTGAAGATGAATACCTATAACTTCATAATTATCTCGTTGTGAGTTCATCTTGTAGAACTTTTCGAGTCTTGATTCTATAATCTCTTCAATTTGTTTATCAGGAAATTCAGTAAGTGCAGTCCTAAGATATTGTTCACCAACAAACATCATTGACAAATGAAATTCAAAACAGTGCCGCCGAAATAAAGTTTTATCCTGCTCTTTAACCCAGACTTTGACCGGGAATTTTTTATCGTTCCTAGTTTTACGCATAACATCCCTCCATTCAATAATCGTTCCATACATTTAATTATATGAAAAAATTTAAAAAATATGCACTAAGTCATTACCTTTTTTCGTATTTGATTGTTTTCCTCCTTTCCTGGAACCCAAAATGGAATCGTTCAATATTGGAACTATATGGCGCAATTTTGGTAAAACTAAAAAAGAGTAGTTCCATTATGGAAAACTACCCTATTTGTCATTCAGGTAATAATCAATTTTGATTGATTACCATAACACTAAATTCAATAAACGTTTTGAAGAAACTTCAAAAGTTAATTTCATTAACTGTTATAATATAATATTCACTACGTTCATATTATATTGGAAAAATTAAAATCTGTAAACTGAATTTTCAAAATTTCTATAATCTTTTTTAACTATTACTCGGTTTACAGAATTTTCTAATATATGTAAAATGATAATATAATAGGGAGGAATAAAAATGTCATATTTAAAAGGTCAAGTAGGAGTTTCATTAGTATTAGAACCTAAAAAGAAAAAATATAAACCATTAAATAAAAATGAAAAATGGGGAAGTGCCAAAGCTAAATGCCCTCAATGTAAAAATTCTGTTTTAAAGTATACAAAAATAATTGAAGATAAAAAGTTTTGCTTAAGGTGCTTCATAAATTATAATAGAAAGGTTGAAATGGTATGATTCCATTTCCTGATAAAAAATATAAAACTATTTATGCAGATCCTCCATGGTATGAAGTAGGTGGGGGCAAAAGTAAACGCGGTGCTGATAGATATTATTCAATAATGAAAACAAAAGAAATAATGGCTATACCTGTTCAAGATTTAGCAGAAGATAATTGTCACTTATATCTTTGGGTAACTAATAACTTTTTAAATGATGGATTAAAGGTTATGGAAGCTTGGGGATTTAAATACAAGACTATTATTACTTGGCATAAAGACACAGTAGGATTAGGTCAATATTTTAGAGGTATGACTGAACACTGTCTATTCGGTGTTAAAGGTAGTTTGCCTTATAAAATTATTGATGGTAAAAGGCAACAAGGAATAACTTGTTTTAATGCACCAAAAAAGAAGCACTCTGAAAAACCAGAAGAAATGAGAAAAATGATTGAAACAGTTAGTTATGGTGATTACATAGAACTGTTTGCTAGAAAAACTAGTCCTGGGTGGGACGTTTGGGGGAATGAAGTGTGAATATAAGAATAGGTTTAAAAAATGGAAAACAATTTACTATTAAGGAAGTTACAGATTTTAAGGATTTTAGAGAATTCGCTAATCAAGTAGCAGACTTAAGAGGGTTTGCAATTTTCAATACAGTGTCTATAAAAGTAAGTGAAATAGAATTTATGGAGGAAGTAAAAGGTGAATAAGATTACTCAGAACCAAATTAATATGATATTAGAGGAAGCCTCTGTTGCAATTACTCATAAGGTATTTGGAAAAATGTGTATTGTTGCAGTTCAATTAAAAAATGGTTTTGTATTAATTGGACAAGCATCCTGTGTAGATCCTAATAATTATAATGAAGTATTAGGTTATGAATATGCTATGAGAGATATTGAAGACCAATTATGGAAGTTAGAAGGATATGCTTTGCAAAAATCATTAGCAGGGGAATTATAATTCCTCTGTTTTTTTAAGTATTTTTATAAAGTTGGTTTACAATTATCTCATTAATGCACATATCTAATGTAAAGGTTAAACCTTTACTGAGGAGGCAATATAACATGAAAGCTAAAACTTGTGATAACTGTAACTCAGAAATTATAGTTATTAAAAGAGGTTCTGATTATGTAGCTGAATGTTCATATTGTGGTAAACCTGCTGATAATACAGTTTACTTTGAAGAAGATTATGAAGGTGAAGATGAATGATTGGCAGGAAGAAAATTTGCTCATGCGGCAAAGTGATTCCTGAAGGTACAAAATGTGATTGCAAAAAGAAAGCAAAACGTGATTACATGAGAGAGTACCAAAGAAATGAGAAGAACAATCCATTAAAAACCACAAAATGGACTAAACTACGTAAGCATGTATTAGCAAGAGACAAATATTTGTGTCAAAGATGCTTATATAAATATAATAGATTTAACTCGTCTGAACTTCAGGCACATCATATTAAATCAAGAAAGAACTATCCTGAATTAGTTTATGATGAAAGAAATATTTTAACTCTATGTAAAACCTGTAACCTACAATTAGGTACAAGTGATAAATTAGATTTTGAAATTAGATGAGGTGATTGTATGGCAAGAGCCAGAAAACCAGCCTCTCTTAAAGCCGGTAAGTCTGAAACGAAAGAACAATTAGCTGTTAGAGAATCAATTGAACAGCAATTGTTGGGTGGTACAGATAAAGTTGCTATTGTTCCTGAACACCTTGATGAATTAGCAAAGGTTTATTATGAATATTTGGTATCAGAACTCGAGATTTCGGGTCTTTTATCAAATTTGGATATACCTGTTCTTGAACAAACTGCTGATTCTTTGAGTAAAATCAGAGATTGTGATGAGCATCTTAATGAAGAAGGACTTGTAATAACACGAACAGACCGTTATGGTCATGAAAATGTTATTGAGAACCCTTATATTAAGATTAAAATGGCTTATCTGAACCAATTCCGCTCTTTAGCAAATCAGCTGGGTCTTTCACCTTCCTCACGAGCTGCACTTGCAGGCAAAAAAGTCGAGGAAAAAGAGAAACAAGAGGACCCATTACTTCAAATATTACAAGGTGGAGCAAAATAACACCTTTACATACTTTAAGGGGTGACTGTCTCGATGGACATTAAAGAGCATATGGCTTATCAGTATGCGCTTAGTGTCGTTGAAGGCAGAGTCATAGCTGGTAAGTATATCAAAAAAGAATGTAAAAAGTTTATTGATGATATTGACCGACAAGATGAAGAGGATTTTAAATATTTCCTCGACTTGGATGAAGTCGAAAAGATTACAAATCTAACTAAACTCATTAATATGGCATCAGGCCCAGCAGTTGGTAAACCAACTCATGACGCTTTGGCAGGATTTCAGTGGTATTTCATATTAAATGCTTTGTGTTGGAAACATAAAGATAGACATGAGAAGCGTAGATACGAACGTTCAGTATTATTGATTGCCCGTAAATCTGGTAAATCATTCTTAGTAGGTTTAATTTTTATTATCCTATTATTAATTGAACCACAGTTCTCGGAATTTTATTCTGTAGCTCCTGACCGTGAATTATCTTCAATCGTTAAGAAGGAACTTGAACAAATGATTCAGTCTTCTCCTTATCTATTGAAATATTTTGAAACAACTCGTGCAGAGACACGTTGTAAGGTTACTAAATCTAAATTTATTCCTCTTGCAACTTCTGAAAACCGTATGGATGGTCGTAAAGCTAACGTATTTGTGGCTGACGAAGTTGGTGCATTAAGATCTCGTTATCCAATTGATGCCATGCAGTCTTCACAGATGAATATGATTAACCGTACAGGAATACTTATAAGTACAGCGTATGAATCCCTGAATAATCCAATGACAGAAGAAATCGAGTATTGTGAAAAAGTACTTGATGGTTTAATAGATGATGAAACTACTTTCGCTCTATTATATAAACCTGATGACCCAAAAGATTGGATGAGCGATAAATCTCTGATTGAAGCAAATCCACTAATTGTTGATATTAAAGAAAACTTTGATTACTTAGTTAAACAACGTAAGACGGCAATTGAAATGCCAAGCTCGCGTAAAAACTTTTTAACAAAGCATATGAATATCTTCGTAGACGGTGATGATTCAGAAGTATATATTTCTACTGATGACTTAATAAAGTGCCGTCGTACAGAACCATTTGATTGGCATGGTAAAGATGTATTTATTGGTGTTGACTTATCAATATCTACTGATAACACAGCAGTTACAATGGTTCATTATGATTCAATAAAACAAAAATTTTATGCCAAGTCATGGGCGTTTTTACCTCAAGATAACGTTGAAAACAAGTCAAAACTTGAGAAAGTTGACTATTGGCTCTTCACTAGAGAAGGTTTTTGTTATCCTTGTGGTGATAGAATAATATCATACAAGTTTGTTGAGGACTTTGTTTTATCATTATCTAAAGAATATGGCGTAAATATTAAAGGAATTGGCTATGATAAATATAATGCTATATCTTCTGTTAATAGATGGTATGAGGAAGGACTCGAGGTTGTCGAAATTAAGCAACACTCAAGTGTCCTTCATCCAGCGACTAAACTATTAAAAGAGGTTGTATTAAAGGAACAGTTCGAGTATGAGAACAATCGTCTTTATGAAATCAACTTTAGTAATGCTCGTGAAGTACATGATAACATGTTAAACAGTTATATCAACAAGAAAAAATCTGTAGGTAAAATCGATATGGTCGCTGCTACAATAAACGCTATGGTTCTTTGGAATCAAGAAATCCAAGACGGACTTAGTGTATATGACCATGAAGATGATGAAGACCGTGATTTAGGATTCATCTTTTTATAGGAAGGAGGAAGTACGTGGGATTATTTGATGGTTGGCGTAAAAAACTAAAAGATACTGATGTTGAAGAACGTGGAATAGTTAACTACGGTGGAACTTATCACAATGGTGCTATATTCTCAACGTTTAATGTTGCAACCCCCGTTTCTGAAGACCAGGCTTTAAAAATACCATCAGTAGTTGCTTGTGTTGAACTAATAACAGGTTCTATAGCACAACTTCCTGTATACCTTTATAAAGAAAATGATAAAGGTGAAGTTGAAAGAGTTCCTAATGACAGGCGGATATACCTTTTAAATAATGAACCTAATACATTATTGAATGGATATAACTTAAAGAAAAGAATAGCAAAAGATTATTTATTCTATGGTGTAAGTTATATTAAAAAGGAAACTGCAAGGAATAATGTTATTGAACTCAACCCTTTAGACATGAAATATGTTCAAGTAACAAGATATCTCCAAGATGGTTATAAATGGGATGCTGATATTGTTTTAACAACTTATGGAAATAATGGTAAACAAAAACAACGAATATTTAAACCTATTGAGCTAATGATGGTTCTTAAGGACTCTGAAGATGGTGTATCATCTGAAGGAGTATTACAATCAGGTACAGATATTTTAGGTCTTGCTCTTAATGAAATTGAATACACTTCAAACATTCTTAAAAATGGAGCGTTGCCAATTGGTGTAATTGAAACAGTTAATCGTTTATCTGAAAAAGCGATTACTAGATTACGAGCTGGTTGGGAATCACTATACAGTGGTTCAAAAAACAGTGGTAAAACAGTTATATTAGAAGAAGGTTTAGAATATAAACCTATTTCAATTAAACCAAATGATATGCAATTGGTAGATGGAAGAAAAGTAACAATCTCTGAAATTGCTCGTTTATTTAATATACCTGAAAGTATGATTAATGCAGATGCTAATAAATATGCTTCTAACGAACAAAATAACTTATACTTCCTTCAATATACTCTTTCACCAATAATTGCGGCGATTGAATCAGCATTAGATAAATCACTTTTATTGGAAACAGAAAAAGAAGAAGGATATTATTTCAGATTTGATACAACTGAAATTCTTCGTACTACTGAGAAGGAACGTGCTGAGGCTGCAGGAATTGCACTAAAAGCAGGATACGTATCATTAAATGAGACTCGTGCTAAATTTGATATGCACAAGTTAGATGATGATTACTTTATGTGGTCGTTAGGTAATATACTTTATAATCCTAAAACTCATGATATGTTTGTTCCTAATATGCAAGGTAGTGCAGATCTTGATGAAGGTCCTGTAAATATGAACCAACAAGGTTCTGGTCCAAATATGAAACCACTACCTGCTAAAAATGCTCCGCAACAAAAACCTCAAAATAATGATAAGGCGAAAGGCCAGTCGAAGCCGAGCGCTTCTAATAATAAGTCATAGGAGGTGTTTAGCGAATGAAAATGGAACTTCGTGTAAATCAAGCGAGCATGGAAACAAACGATGATGGAAGCCTAACTGTATCTGGTTATGTAAATAAAACTAATCAGTATAGTGAAATGTTAGGTCGTGAATCAAGGTTTAAGGAAGTTATTAAACCGGGAGTTTGGCAACGTGCTATTGAAAAGGCAAAAGAAATTCATTTCTATGCTGAACACGATAAAAATAAAATCCTTGCTTCTACTCGAAACGGTTCATTGGAACTCAGGGAGGATGAACAAGGGTTGCATATGACTGCTACTATTAGTCCTACATCTTGGGGTAAAGATTACTACCAATTAATTAAAGATGGTATTTTACAAAATATGTCTTTTGGATTTAGGGCTATTAAAGATTCTTGGCGTAATATGGGCGACTATTTTGAACGCACTGTAAGCGACCTTGAATTATTTGAAGTATCAGTTGTAAGAGATCCTGCATATGCTTCTTCATCTATTTCAGCTCGTGGAATTGATTTAGTTGAGGATGAGGTTCCAACTGAAGAACTAAATCTTCGAACTATTGAAATCCGTTCAGATGCTGATATTGAAGCAATTGCTAAAAAAATATTTGAAATGTTGTCAAGCAACATGAAAATTGCTGAACAACAAGATCCTGCACAAGATCCTGTTCCTGTAGATCCTGCTATTGAAGTTGATGTAGTAGATGATACTGAACAAGATCCTGAACAAGTAATTGACCCAGACAATGATGGGGACAATGATATTGACCCAGAAAATGACCCTGATGGTGACGGGTTAGATGTAGTTGTAGATCCTCAAGTTGATGTTTCTACTCCACAAGAGGATAATAATGCTGCTTCAAAAATCCGTGACTTTATTAATCAATACAAATAATTGGAGGAAATAAATAATGAATTTAAAAGCATTAATCGAAAAGCGTAATGCTGCTCTAGATGAGCTAGATAAAATTGCTCAATCAGTTGAAACTGAAGTTCGTGGACTAACTGAAGCAGAAGATGCAGAAGTTGCACGTCTACAAGGCGAAGTTGCTGGCCTAGATAAAGCAATCAAACTTGCTGAATCGCGTTCTAAAGAAGACGTGATTGTAGTTGAAAAACCTGAGGAGGTACGTGAAGTGGAAAAAGATTTAGCTTATGAAAAACGTGCCGTAGAACAGTTCCTTCGTAAACAAGAAGGTGAAGAACTTCGTGAGATCCGTGCAGACCAACCTGTAACTGCAGCTGCTGCTCCTGGTTCTTTAACTGTACCTACTAATCTATCTAATTTAATCGTTGAGAAATTGTTCGAGGTTGCACCAATCTTCTCTCGTACTCGTAATTTCTCACCAATCGCTGGGGTTCTTGAGATCCTTCGTGAACAAACTATTGGTGCTGCTGGATTCGTCGGAGAATTAACTGACCTTACTCCAGATGACTTCTCAATGGACAAAGTTCGTTTAACTCAAAAACGTGCTGGTACTGCTATTGAGTTATCTCAACACATCATCAATGATTCTGGTATTGACGTAGTTGGTTATTCTATTAATCTTCTTTCTCGTCGTCTTGGTATGACTCTTGACCGTAACATTCTTCAAGGAACTGGCGATGCTAACAACCAATTTGAAGGTATGTTAACTTCTTCTATCGCTTCTGTTACTTCAGCTGCTGCTGGTGTTGTTGGAACTGACGACCTATTAGATCTTTATAACAGCATTCACCCAGACTACCAAGCTGGAGCTGTATTCGTAATGTCTCGTGCTACTTTCAATACTCTTGTTAAATTGAAAGATGCTATGAATCAATACTACTTCATCCGTGATATTACATCTGAGTCTGCTGGATACCGTTTGTTCGGACTTCCTGTATTAATCACTGATGCTATGCCTGACCTTGCAGCAGGTGCTAAAGCTGTATTAATGGCTAACTTCTATGAAGCATATGCTACTATGACTAAACGTGGATTGAACATGCAACATATCTTCGGAGATACTACTCAAGCACTTCGTGGTTCTCACCTGTTGTTACTTGACGGTTACTTCGATGGTAAAGTTCTAAATCCTGACGCTGCTAAATTCTTGCAAGTTCATGCTTAATTATAATTGGGGATTCCTTCGGGAGTCCCATTATTTTTTTTTGCTTATTTTTGGTTTACAAATTGCTTTACAATACACATATCTAATGTAAGGTATAAACCTCAATGTCGATGTGGACTTTTATGGCAGCTGACTGTGTGGATGCACCTTAGGAACAACTGCCGGGTTCTCCATTACCTTTAAAATGGAAGATCTAATAGAACCTATCACGCCTCTCTAGGAAGCGGACCAGGATAGGTCAATTCATGGGTGTAGCTCAATGGTAGAGCACTCCGTTTGGG